ATCTAAATAGAAATAATAAAAGACTCATATAAGGTATTTAGAGTGGCAGGGTTAGTACAAAGAATAACAATGCAGGATGTCAAGGAGAAACTTGGCAAACTGTCTATAACCAATCAATATCAAGTTCATTTTTCTATATTGAAAAAAACAATAACAGATTACCTTGAAGCGATTGGTATTGATAATGCAAAAGAATTTTTGTCTAGGGATGCGGGGATACTTTGTTCTGACGCATCTTTACCAGCAAGTGCTTTTGCTACAGCTGAAGTTAAGGATAATTTCATAGGTATTCCACAAGAGTTTGCTCATACAAGGTTGTATACTGATATTGATTTTACTTTTTATGTAGATCAGGACTATACTTTACTTCGTATATTCGAAGGTTGGATGGATTACATTGCAAGTGGTGCAGATGGAGATGGTGTTGGATTGGGTGATAGGGGTTTTTACAGAAGATTTAAATATCCAGATGACTACAAATGTGATACAATGAGTATAACAAAGTTTGAAAAAAACATCGAGAGTACTTTACTCTATGAATTTGTAAACGCTTTTCCAAAAGCAATTTCATCAATGCCCGTTACTTATGGAACAGCTGAGTTATTAAAAATTACAGTTAGTTTCAACTATGATAGATACGTTGTAACAAGAAATAAAAATTAACTCTATAAATAAATTTACTGAAGTGTGAAAACATTATGCCTTTACCAAAAATTAATACACCAACTTATGAATTGGTTCTTCCTTCCACTGGGAAAAAAATTAAATATCGTCCATTTTTAGTTAGAGAAGAAAAAATACTTATTCTTGCTTTAGAAAGTGAAGACACCAATCAAATAGCATCATCTGTTGTTGATATATTATCTGAATGTATTATAACTAAAAATGTAGATGTTACTAAATTAGCGACTTTTGATATTGAATATTTATTTTTAAATGTCCGTTCAAAATCCGTTGGCGAGACTGTTGATGTCAATATAACTTGTCCAGATGACGAAAAAACATCCGTAGAAGTGCAGATTAATATTGACAGTATTAAAGTTCAAAAAACTAAAAATCATAAAAATACAATTAAGTTGGATGATAAGTATTCTATGAAACTTAGGTATCCGTCTTTTGATCAATTTATTGAATCTAATTTTGAAGTGGGTGAAAATAACAGTGAAGTCAATAAATCTATGAATATGATCGTATCATGTATTGATATGATTTATGATGAAGAAGAAAGTTGGGATGCATCAGACTCGTCACAAAAAGAGTTGGAAGAATTTATTGAACAACTTAACAGTAAACAATTTAAGTTAATTGAAAAGTTTTTTGAGACAATGCCAAAACTTTCTCATAAAGTAAAAATTACAAATCCAAAAACTGGTGTGGAATCAGATGTTGTATTGGAGGGATTAGCAAGTTTTTTCACCTAAGTATGGCTCACACTAACCTTGAGTCATACTATAGAACTAATTTTGCATTGATACAGCATCATAAATACTCTTTAATGGATATTGAAAATATGATGCCATGGGAAAGAGAAGTTTATGTTACTCTACTTACTCAGTATATTGAAGAAGAAAATTTAAAACAGCAGCAAAACAATGGATGAGACATCTCCAGTATTTCAAAATTTTCAGAATAAAATGTCTGCCATGAGTGGTAGACCAAAAATGAATGTGACAAATATGAAAACCATCTTTGGTGATGGTAAAAGAGGTGCTGCTGCTATTTCAGGTAAAAGTTCTACTCTTGTTCGTGGGGGTGGTTTAGATAATAATAAATTATTTCAATTAGAGGGGTCAGGTGATTTAGAACAGAGAGTATCTGGAAATGAAAGAAAGATAACTCTTCTAAAAAATATATTAAAGGCACAAAAACCTTTTGGTGGAAAGGAAGATGATATAATTAAAATCAATTCAACTCTTCAAAGTATTGGAAATATACTTACGACAGATTTTGCGAGTAGAGTAAACGAAGGTAAGTTAGAAAATAAATTATTAAAAAGTCAACTTGATGCACAAAGAAAAAATCTTGCAGAACAAAAATTAGAAAAATCTAAAAAGATTACCAAGAAAGGATCTATTATTGGATCTGTTGCATCTAAAGTAACTTCACCACTTACAGGAATTCTTGATAAATTATTATCTGCTTCTTTAATATTAGGTGCTGGTATTGCTGGTAATGCTGCAGTTAAATGGTGGACGAATTTAACTCAAGCACAGCAAGATAGAGTAGTAAATGGTTTAAAAATAGCAGCAGTTTCTGCTGGAGTATTTGCTGGTTTTGGTCTTGGTAAGAAGATAATTGGTGGTGGACTTACATTATTTGGTTTGGGTAGATTAGGTCTTTCTCTTCCTAAGATTCTTAAGAGAGGACTTCCAAGAGCATTCATAAGATCAAAAATAGCAAAAGATTTAATATTTAATAATAAAAGTAAGTTTAATAAAACTCCGTTAGGTGGGAAGAAAAATTTTTTTAGTAGATTCTTTAAAAATAAAAAAGTAATTCAATCTACTAGTAAAGAGGGTTTTGAACAATTATCACTTGATCTAGGTAAGGAGGCATCAAAATCAATTGCGAAAAAAACAGGTGCAAAAATAACTGCTAAAAGAATTGCAGCAGGTTCTCTTCCCATCATTGGTGCTCTTGTTGATGGATATGCTGGTATTGAATCTTTATTAAAAGGAGATACCCTGACTGCTGATCTTTTCTTTGCTAGTGCTGCATCAAGTTTCATACCTGGAAAAGGATCTGCGGTTTCCATTCCATTAACTGCAGCTGCAATAACATCTGCATATCAATTTGATAATAGAAAATTAATAGCGGAAGAGTTTGAAGAAGATACTAAAGTTATATTTCAAGACCTAAATGAAAAATTAGTCGAAGCAGGTGTTAAAAAAGATAATTTATCTAATGCAGATGCAACAGAAGTCATTTATGTTCCATCAACAAATATATCTAATGTAAACATGACACTTACACCAAAAATTCATGGTATAATGTTGGAGGATGAATGATAATGACTACAAAAAGTGTAAAAAAACTTAAAATTACAGTCACAAATATTAAAAGTATACTGACTGATAATACTAAAAAAATATCTAATATTAAAATTGCTAGAAAAAGATTGGATAATAATTTATTACAATTATCTAAAGTAAAAAAGAAAGAAACAAACATAGAGAATGTCAAAAAATCATCCCCATTTTCAGGTTTTTCAAAAAAAGTTAGTTCTACTTTTGGCAATCCAATAGATGCTGCTATAAATGCTGCGGTAATACTTGCAGGTGGTACGTTACTAAATGCACTTCCACCTTTAGTAGATAAAATAAAATTAGCTTTTGAAGAAGTTCAAAAAAGATTTAAACAATTAAGTGATATAACAGATAAAATTGGTAACTTTATAACTGCAATCACAGATCCAATTAAAAAAATATTTAACATATTCATAAAACCTAAATCTAATAATGAGACTAAATTAGAATCTGAAGATAATAAAGATGAAATTGAGGGTAGAGTAAATGGTGGTGATGTTGAGGGAGGTGTTCCGTACGTTGTGGGTGAAAGAGAACCAGAAATATTCATACCCAGTGAAAATGGTACGATATTTCCAAGTATTGCAAAACTATTTGACGAATTACCTTCTGTAACTTCTTCTGAAAATCCAATTATGCCATCAATTTCTAAATCTAATTTGAATACAAATAGACTAAATATTATAGATAAAAGACCAAAAAGGAAAAAAGATAAAATTGTGATTGTACAAAGACAAGTAATTGAAGTAAACAGGGGAATGTAAATGAGTGCATCAAGAGCATCGATTTATGAAATATTAGAACTTCATAAAGAAGTTACAGACGATCAAGGTGAAGTTATAGACATTAAAAAAGTTTCTCTAGTAGGAAAAGTTGTTGGTTTTAATTATTTTGAAAGTGTTTATTCGCATGATGTTACAGCTAACATAACTTTTTTAGATGCTGGTGGGTCTGTTCAAGCAGATTCCGAGCAAGATAAACAGGAAAGAAATACTAGTATAAAATCAGGTCTTCCAATTGTAGGTGGAGAAAAGTTGTTTTTTAGTATTAAAGGTAATTTGGGTATGTTTAACATGGGAACTATTCCGTTGTGGTTTTTAAATAGAATGAAAAAAGGACTTACTGGAGATGTTAGTGGTGGATTGATTGATTCGGCATTTAATTATGCAGCAGGAGCAAATGATGAATTCATATCAGGAACAACGACTGAACGATCAATGAGAGATGGTTTTTTTCGTTTACAAAACCTTTCAACAGATGGTCTTGTAGTCAATGGATCTCCTATAGTAGCGATTGAACCTAATCGACAATTAGTTTTTCTCCCTTTAATTTCAAATCCTGCTATTAAAAATGCACAAAGTATAAAAGAAACAAAAACTTATAAGGGTAAAATTAGTACGAATGTTGAAAAAATGTTGAAAGAAGTAGGTATAAAAAAATATGCTATTCATCAAACAAGTAATAGTTATGCTTTTTCAACAAAATCTAGAGGTACTTTAGATTTAATAACTGAATTATGTAGAAGATCTGTTCCTGAGAAAGGAGATGCTGGATATTTTTTTTATGAGACAAAATCAGGTTTCCATTTCAAATCAATAAGTAAATTAATTAGAGCAAGATCAATAGCTACATACACTTATACTGGTGTTATGCAAGCAAATGAAGATGATGAAAATAATTTTAGAATACTGAGAAATCCTATTGTTATTAGAGATGTAGATTTTAAGAAACAAAAAAAATGGGAAAGTATTAAATTTAGATCATATGATCCATTAACAGGAATTTATGATGAATTCATTTATAATGATGATGTTGAAGATAACTTAGGAAAAAAATCTAAAGGATATAAAAATAGATCTGAATTCAGACCTAGAAACAGATCTAGAAACAGATTCACCCGAAAAGATAGATTTAACAAAAATAAACATGGTATGGAAATTCTTTCAATTAAAGATATTGGTGAATTTGACTCTGGGAATCTTGATCCCAATAATGATCCTAGAGGATGGCAAGCACAATCAATAAAAAGATATAATTCATTACATTCTCAAATACTTGAGATACAAGTTCCATGCAATTTATCTTTGGAAGCTGGTCGCAATATCAAAATCGAATTTGAAACTCAGGCTGATGATAAAAATTTGGGTGGAATTGATGAACATAAGAGTGGAAAATATATGATCCTTCATTTGTGTCATCATTTTGATACATCAAGATCATTCACATCGATGACAATTGCTCGTGATAGTGATGGTCTCTATACTGGAACTAATGTGGAAGAGAGTTAAATGGATTCAAAAGATAAAATTGAAAAAGAAAATAGATTTGGTGAACATTTACAATTTTGGATAGGATCAATCATATCATCTGAGGAATCAGAAGAACAAAAAAAATTAGTATCTGGTCGTAGTTGGGGGTATCAATATCAAGTTGCTATTTTTGGTCATTATTCTACTGCGGATAGTCAACAAGTTGAGCGAATTGGTATAGCACAAGTATTATTACCTCCCACTGCAGGATCTGGAGCAGCAGGTAGACTCGAATCTGTTAAGTTATCTGCAGGGGATAGAGTTTTTGGTGCATTTTTTGGACCTGATCAAACTATTCCTGTCATTCTTGGTATTTACGCTAGAACTCAATACACTGTATATGGAACAGGTAAGTTTCAACCAAAAACAGGTTTTGAAGGTAAATTGAATAATATTAATGATTTACTTGAAAGGCAAGAATTTTCAGGCACATTGTTACCAGGCACACCACAAGTTGTAAAAAAAATTAAAAAGGGTAGAGGCACTACACGGGTAACACCAGATACAAGTCAACTTAAACCAGATGGTTCAGTTCAGGTGTTTGATAAATTAAGTGATGATAATAAGTGATGATAAGTAGCCTAAATATAGACATAGGAGGATAAATTATGGCAGCTATCACAATTGAGAAAAACAATGATTTAGTAGCATCAGAAACTACAGGCACTATTATATTGACAGCATCTAAAGAATTTGCAAGTTTTGCTGTAACTACAGAGACTACTTTAACTAATTTTATTGATTCAATAACAGGAGCAGATAGTTTTATTACTAATTTACCAGGAGAGATTAAATCAGTAGCACGATTAATTTCAAGTGGTGCTAGATCATTTATTAGTAAAATAGGAAACACACTTGCTGATGCTTTAATTAAAAACATTCAGAGTGGTTTGCTAAATGTTGCCACACGGATATTCAGTGCTTTTCCTAAATTCCGTATAGCGTTAGCGATCATTATTAGAATACAACAAGCTTTAGTGAAACCAAGTAATATTCTCTTTAATGCTGTAGATTGTTTAACACCAAAAGTTACTAATGCTTTAACAGGTGCCGTAGAGGACATGTTAACTCAGATGGTCAAAAACGTTCTCAATACTCCTGCTTGTGCAATACAACAATTCATCGGTGCAGTCACCACCAAAATTAGTTCTTTGGTTGATTCTTTAATAGGTCCTGTATCTGGTGGACTCGGAAAGGTATTGGGATCTTTAACAAATGTCAGAGATGTAATCAGTGGTGGACTTGATCTTTTTGATGCAGTTGGTGATTTCTTTAATTGTAGTGATAAACCACGTCCAGGAATTAGATCTGTTAATAAATATGCAATTGATGCAACTGATCAAAAGGATCGTAGTCAAGAAGAGCAACAAAATTTCATAGATAAATCAATTTCATCAGCAACTACTAGAATAGAAAATATAAAATCAGGAACAAACGAAAAGTTAACAAATTTTGAAAACACATACGGTCAGTGGAATATTTTTGGATCAAAAGTAAGTGAAGCAAAAGATCGGGGTATTGGGACTGATTGTGATACTGGAAATAATTTTAAATGTGGATCTCCACGAGTTGATATCTTTGGTGGAGATGGAACTGGTGGTGCAGGGAAAGTACTTCTTGGAAAATTTGTTGAAAATTTCCTAGAAGAAGATGGTGTAAGTGAACTTATTGGTGAAACACAAAGAACTGCAAGTATTCTTGGTGTAGAAATCACAGATCCTGGCGAAGGCTATACTCAAGAACCAATCGCTCATTTTACTGATAGTTGTGGTCAAGGATTCGGTGCTTTTGGAAAAGTAATTATTGATAGAAATGTAAATTCACCAACCTATGGACAGATTACTGACATAATTATATTAAGTGAAGGTGAGAATTTCCCAGTTGACTTACCAGCAGAGGTTGGACAAGTGTTCATAGATAAAATTATTATCGAAAATCCTGGTAAAGGATACGAAAACTCCAGCATTGATGATAAATGTATGATATTAAAAACGATTGATGGCAAAATCACGGAAGTTGAAATAACTTGTCAAAAACCATATACATCTATACCTGAGATTATTATAAAAAATCCTGGTATTGGTGCTATTCTTCGACCTGTCATGTCTTCTAAACCAAGATTTATAGATCAAGAAGTGATTCAATCAGTGGATTGCGTCGGTAAATTCCCAGAATCTGAGAGTAATTAAAATGTCAGAAGAAAATCATGAGATAAAAAGTTGGGGACCTCAGTTCTTTATTGAAACTGGAAATGATACTGTTGGAGTTCCAGGTAGAACTGTTTACTTTATGGGTGCGAAGACGAAAGATGGTGCTCACGTATATAATCAAAGTTTTCATGAAGATAGTGGTTTATCTCGTGTTTATACGGAGAAAACACTACAGGTAGAGTGTGGTATTCATAATTCAGAAAGTGAAAATAGTTATCGATTTATAACTCATAGAGGAAGTTATGCTGTCAATGCAGATCGAGGTGAAATTAAAATAAAAGGTAGAGATATAATTCTTCAAGCTTCAGATAATTTAATTCTCAAATGTGATAATATAATACAAATTGGTAATAAAAATGGTACAACTGATTTAATTGATATTCGAGCACGAAAAGTTAATATAAAAGGTAGAGGAGGTAATATAGCAAATCTTCTTAAAACTAGTAATATATTCAAATCCTTTGCAAAAAGTTATGTTCCAGGTGGATTTTTAACTTCATTTTTAGGTTTTTAAATGACTTTAGATAACAGTAACGTCAATAGTACCGACTCGATATTTAATGATGTTTATATCTATGGAAGACTCTATTATGATTTTGATTTAGATGATGTAACTTTTAGAAATGTAGAGATAAAAGAAAATTTACTTGTCGGTGGAATATCAACTTTTGTTGGTATAGCTACGTTCAAAGATGATGTTTTTATTGATGGAAGATTAGATCTTGATTTTTTAACTGTTAGCACAGATTTTAATGTAGGAGTTGGTGGAACTTTATTTACAGCAGATACTAGAACTGAAAAAATAGGTATTGGAACTACTACTCCACTTCAGAATGTGCAGGTTGGAGTAGATACAGGCACATTTGTTATTGATGAGTATGGAATAATTGGTATTGGAACTACAAGTCCTGGCATTGGAATTTATTATGATGATGATAATGGTATTAATCAAAGAAATGATACTACACAAGGACCTTTAAAACTTGATGCTGAAGGTAGCGTTGCGATTAGAAGAAACATTTATGACTCAGCAGGTGCACCTGGTATAAATGGAATGTTCCTGAAGAGGAATGAATTTGGTATAAGATGGACTACAGTTACACCAAATGAAGATCAACAGGGTATCTTAATACAAGATGAAGGTGTAGAGATTCCACTTACAGGTGTCGCTCAAACATTTCACACTATTAATTTTGTACAAAGAAATAGTTTTGGTCAGGGAACTGATACTCTCGTTCCCACAGCACAAGACCCAACAGTTGGAACAGGTTTAGCAACTATATTTACAAATGATTTGTGGGGTCACAATGGAACTGGACAAAGTGCTTCAATTTACCGTCAATCAAAAGTTGGTATCAAAAATTTAAATCCATCAACTGACTTAGATATAACTGGAACTCTTCATGCTACACAAGCAGTTGATTTTGATTCAACATTAAATGTTGATGGGGTAGCAACTTTTACTGATAATACATCATCAACGAATCCTACTAGTGGTGCAGTACAAATCAGTGGTGGTGTTGGAATTAATGAAAAATTAAATGTTCAAGGTAATGTTATATTTCAATCGCAATTACAGGTAAAAGGAAATACAGATTTAGACGGTCAGTTAGATGTTCAAGAGAAAACAAATTTACAAAAAGACTTAGACGTTGGTGGTATTTCAAAATTTTTAAACATTACAGATACTACTGATTTGACATCAGGAGCAATTCAAGTAACTGGCGGTGTTTCAATTCAGAAAAAATTAAATGTTGGGAAAGAGGTTAAATTATTTGATACTTTAAATGTTGTAAAACCAACTACTTTAAATGATACTCTAACTGTAGGAAAAGAAGCGTTTTTTGATGATACTACTCCTGCAACAAGTTCAACTTCAAATGCTTCAGTTCAAATAGATGGTGGTGTTGCAATTGCAAAGAATTTGTATATTGGTGAAGAGTTTGTAATAGAAGATCAAACACAATCAATCAATAAAGATACTGGTGCTTTGATTGTTGATGGTGGTGTAGGTATAGAGAAAAATATAAATGTGGGTGGTGCTGCCACTATTACTGAAGATTTAAGAGTTGACGGAGAAACACAATCAGATGATACAACAACTGGTGCACTCGTTGTTGATGGTGGTGTTGGAATTGGAAAGAGTTTAAATGTAGGTGAGAATACTAAAATTATTGGAACGTTAGAATTAGAAAATTCAATAATAGATAAATTAAATAGTGCTGGATATGATATTAATAAAACAAAAAATGATTATAGATTATCAGCAATGGGTGCTGGTGTGTCTTGGAGACCATCAGGTGTAGAAACTGATAATGCAATTTGGGTAACCGTTGATGGTGATGATAATAATAGTGGGCTTTTAGAAGGAGATGCAAAGAGAACAGTGGGTGGTGCAGCTGCAGTTGCAAAAGGAGGAGATACAATTATAATTCGATCAGGTACATATGTTGAGAACAATCCAATCGGATTGAGAACTGATGTTTCTGTATCTGGAGAAGATTTAAGATTAGTTACCATTGTTCCACAAAATAGAACTAAAGATGTTTTCCATGTAAGGAGAGGATGTTTAATTCAGAATCTTAATTTCTCTGGTCCTACAGATGATGGGCAAGGTGGAGTTTCATATGCTCATACGGATTGTGGTGCAGTTGCTTTCCCACCAACACAGGCAGCAGTAAACGCTGGTGAAGATTCTCAAGCTGTGAGTGGATTTACTGATTTTGGACCTGCAAATGAAGGACCTAGTGGAAGATGGAGATCTCCCTATGTTCGTAACTGCACTAATTTCATGACCAAGAGTATTGGTATGAAAATTAATGGTAATTATGCAGATGCTAATTTTACGGGCGTAACTAATCTTGGACAAGATTTGAAATCTATGGTGTGTGATTCTTTCACACAGTATAATGAAAATGGAATTGGAGTGTTGTTATCAAATAATGCCTATGCTCAATTAGTTTCTATTTTTACAATTGCTACTGATGTTGGAATATCATGTATCACAGGTGGTCAATGTGATTTAACAAACTCTAACTCATCATTTGGTAATGTTGGATTGAAGGCAGATGGTATTGGAGCAACAGAATTTACAGGTAACGTATTTGAGAATACTGCTGCCGAAAATGATACGTTTCCTATTGATGATTGTAAAGATGTTGCAGGTTCTTTCCGAAAACCTTTTGATGGTCAAGGATTATTCTTTAAAATAAATTTAGCAGATTATGCAGATACGACTGCCACTGGAGTTTTAACTCAACCAATGCAATTGATTAGATCAATAAAAATTATAGATGGTGGGTTGCCAGGTGATTACAATCCAGCAGCTCCGCCAATTATTTCAGTTCCTCTTCCCTTAGGACCTGAAGCAATACAACCAGAATTTTCTGCAAATGTAAGTGCTGCTGGTACAATTACATCAGTAGATGTCATATCAAGTGGTAGAAATTTCTTAGCAAATCAATCATTTACTGTTAATGTGACTGGTGGAGGAAATGCACAATTAGAAGTTGACACTGATCCTATTTTATTTACAATTAATTCTGCAACAGAACCAACTATAACTGGATTAACTACAGTTACTTTTAATGAATTTGTTCCATATAAAGTTAACGCTGGAGTTGATATTGAATTGAGAAGAATTAGCAGAATAATTACAAGTTCCCATTCATTCGAATATATTGGTGCTGGCACGGATATAAATAAAGCGAACCCCTTCCAAGGTGGAGTACCTATACCAGAAAATGAAGTAATTGCTATTAATGGTGGACAAGTTCCTTTTACTAGCACTGATCAGAAAGGTAATTTTAGAATTGGTGAGGGATTAATTGTTGATCAAACAACATCTACAATTTCGGGTAGAGATTTTAACAGAGCAATTCAAGCACAATTGACACCATTAATACTAGCACTGAGATAATATGGCAATAGCACCAGTCAATAAGTTTATATCAATTGCAGTCCCTGTTTCACCAGGATTGCAAAAATTGTATGAAGTTCCTACTGGTGCTTCAGCACTAATACTGTATGCTCAAGTAGCAAACGTTGGAATTGGAACATTTCCTAAAACTACTTTTATTCAAAGAAGAGAATCAAGAAGCACAGGTTTAACAAGAGATATTAGAGTTATAAAAGATGTAGAAATACCACCTAATGATGCTGTTGTGTTGGTTGATGGTAGATTAGTTTTAGAAAAAACGCCAACCACTTTAGATCGTATTTTCTTATCTGGTGTGCAAAGTGGTGTCAGTACAGTTAACGATGTTACTTATTTTGAACCGTTAGGTGTTGCAACTGTGACTACACTGGATGAACATGGATTCTTAAAGGGTGATCAAATCACAATGGGTGGCATTGCATTTACATGTTCAAACAATAATTCAGGTATAACAACTACAATTTTCCCAGATCCTCAAGCATCATATACAGTTATTGATATTATTAATGATGGAAACACTGGAATATCTAAAACATTTGTGACTGAGGTTGGAACTGCAAATGGTATATTGCACTTCTATAATCCAGCAATTCATACTTTTGTTAGAGCAGGTGTTAATTCAATAACAAGAACATCTACTGGAGCACAATATACTGCAACTGGTGCATCCTATGAACCAAAAACTGGCATTTTAAATTTAACGATAGCAAATCATGGAATTTTAAGTGGTGCAGTTTCGAAAAATGTAACTGGTGCAATTTATGATGCAAATGCTGGTATCATGACAGTTACTTCTCCTAGTCATGGACTCACTCCTAGTTCTCTTGTAAAATTTGTTGATAATTCATTAACATTTACTTGTTCGATGGACGGAAATACTGCTAATAAAACATACCCAAGAACAACTGATCCTGTGAGTGGAGTTTTTAAATCTATATCAATAACTGATGCAAATACATTTGAAGTAGATGTGGGTAAAAGTCCTATCATAACATTTACTCCAACTGCAGTTGAGTTTGATACAGTAGCTGGTATTATGACATGTACGATTGGTGCTAATAATTTAACAGCGGGAACAAGTATAAAATTAAAGAATGATGGTTTAACATTTTCTACGAATAGTGGAAATGTTACTTATCCGTCATCTTCAAACACTGGAGCGTATGATACTGCAATTAATATAACAGAGGCAACAACTACGACAATTACACTAGATGTTGGTACAACAGGAGTAAGTGGACCTTACACATTTGTATCTCCTGATGCTGGTGCTGTGATATCTGGTGGAGATTATAATCATACTTTTGTCCCACCTGCTAATAATGCTTTATTAGCTGCATCAGAAACAATACAAATAGCAACAAACTCAATTGTTTTTACTTGTAGTCAGGATGGTAACAACTCCGAGCATGCGTATCCCAGAGTTGGTGATCCTGCATATAATACTAATCTACCTATTTTGGAAGCAACAGCAAATACAATAAATGTAGATGTTGGAATTTCAACTGCAGGTGGGTTAGTTGCTCCATTACAAATGGAATTTTTGGCAAGTATCCTAGAGAATAGTAATGCCTAAGTATCTAAGTGGGAGAGTAAGAAGAACTCCTCAAAATCGATTAACTGATGATAGATATCAATATCTTGGATTGGATCAAGCAGAACCTAATATTGGAGATCCACCTTCTGCTGCAGGAACTCCTAATATTCCTGCTGGACAACAATATCAGATGGTGTCTGTTCTATCAAATCCAGGCGAAAGATACTGGGTTCCAATTCAGGGTGGTTTGATACCTGGTTCAATATCTGTTTTTGAGGAGGGTACTTTAGTAGGAACACTAAGCAGTGTAACCCAATTAAATTTTAGAGGAAATTCTTTAACTGCTATTGCAACTCCATATCAGGAGGATTCTAATGGTAACGTCATTACACCAGGAAATATTGCGACAATTACAGCAGCACCACCTGGATTGAATGGTAGTGTATTATTTAAAAATTTAGATGATTTTGCAACATCATCAGACCTATTATTTGATACCAATGTTGGCATTTTAACTGTAGGAAAAGGATTAGAAGTTGGTGACACTGGATTAAAAGTCGGAGTTGGCGGAACTTTTGTAACAGTCACATCTGGCATAGGATCAGTTGGTATTGGAACAACTGACCCAACACAAGAACTTGATGTAGATGGTGATATTAGATTAAGGAAAAAATTATATGACTATACTAATGATCCTGGTGTTCAAGGAAATCTCTTAGCAAATGGTGTAGATGGTGTTGAATGGATAAGTAATAATGCTGTACAAACTGGTGCTGGTGGAGAGATAGGACAAGTTCAGTATCATGGAAACACTGGACTTGTTGATGGTGCACCTAATTTTTATTTTGACATATCTAACAAACGTGTTGGTATAGGAAGCACTCAACCTAAAGAATTACTTGATGTTCTTGGAATATCTTCTTTTACAGGAAAAACTCATATTAGTGAATTAGAAGGTGGTACTGCTAATTTTAGCGGTAATGTAGAGGCAAAGTCTGGGTTTGTTGCTAATACAGCACGAATAGCAGATTTAACACAAACTCGTGTCGTTTTTGCAGGTGCATCTGGTGAATTATCTGATGATGCTAATTTTACTTATGATAGTACAACTGATACATTAAATGTTACTATATTATCTGCAGATTACGTCTCAACAAATAATATAAAAGCAACTGGAGTATCTACTTTTAGTAATGTTGAAATAGATACAAATACAATTAAAACAACCACTGGTAATTTAATATTTGAATCTTTTACTGATGCGATTCAATCAAATGCAACTTTGTTTATTAATAGAACCGATGAGTCAACTGATAAAGACACAGGTGCACTAACAGTTGATGGTGGTGTTGGTATTGAGAAGAATCTTAATGTTGGTGGTAACTTTAGTTCATCTGGCATCACTACTTTAGCATCAAACACTGGACTCACAACAACAGGTGGAGATCTTTATGTTGGTGATAATTTATATATTAAAAATAGTTTAATTGTAACTCAGACAGATTTACAAAATCTATATGTTACTGGTCTTTCAACTTTTGTAGGATTTTCAACTTTTAAAGATGGATTCACAGTTGCTGGTGTTTCAACTTTCAATGATGGAATTTTAGTATCTGGTAGTTCAACCATATTTGGTGGACAAGTAATTAAAAATACGGGTAATGCTTTTCTAACAATAGACTCTGGAATTGATGCCACTGCTGGAAATCAACAGTCTGACATAGAATTAAAAACAAATGGAGTATTAAGATCAATTATTTCTGTAAAAGAAAGTCGATCTTCAGATGGTTATCCTTTAGAAATTAATAATAATGACAATACAGGACCAGTTGAAATATATCATGGAGTTAATTCTGCAGAAAAAAGGTTAGAAACACTCTCTGATGGAATAAAAATAACTGGAAAATTAGATGTTACTACCAATTTAACTGTAACAGGTAATTCAACCTTAAATGGAAATGTTTTACTAGGAAGTGATAATTCTGATGATATATCTTTCAATGGAAAAGTAAAAACAAATATCATACCTGACACAGATGAAGATTATGATTTAGGTTCTGCATCTTTAAAATGGAATCAGGTACATGCGAAAGAATATTATGGAACATTTAAAGGAATAATTGATCCTAATACTTCTGATGACAAAATACAAAAAGGTAATACAAAGGCACAAGTAGTCGATGATGATGATACTGGACCAGAAGGACACTTTTTTGTTCAGACAGGAGGAGCAGAGAGATTACGCATCGACTCAAGTGGTCACGTTGGTATTGGATCAACAACGCCTGACGCATCATTAGACATAGAAGGAACAAGTGTAGTTGCACATCTTAAGAGCACTAATAATAATTATGTGTTGCGGATACAAGGTAATAATGCATTAGATAAAGTATTTTTTGGAACAACAAATGCAAATGATTTTTTACTTGCTAATGGTGATGGTGGTGCTGGCACAGTAGAAAGACTTCGCATCACAGCAGGAGGTAAAGTTGGTATTGGAACTACAAATCCTGATGCCATTATAGGAACTCAAAATAATACAAGATTAGCAGTGACAGGTATTGTCACTGCGTTAGAATATTATGGAAAATTTAAAGGAGAGATTGATGATGGTGTAGGAATATCAAAAGCAGATACTGTAGAAATAACTGATGATACCTCACAGTCAGGCACACATTATATTCATTTTGGTAGCGAAACATCTGGTTATGATGGTGTTGAAGTTGATAGTGTGGGGTTGATTTATAAAGATGGTAATATTGGCATTGGAACTGACAATCCAACCACTGCTTTAGATGTTAAAGGTGATATTACAGTATCTAACGCTAATAATCAGGCAGATATTTTCTTTGGTGAACATGGTGATGTAGCTGACTCTAAAGCTTTGATTCGTATGAATCAACTTAATAGTACTTCTGGAGAGTTGCAATTCCATACTGAAAGTGGTGGAACATTAGCAGAAAGACTTCGTATCGGACCTCAAGGACAATTAGGAATTGAGGGTGCAAATTACGGAGCACCAGGTCAGGTGTTAACAAGTCAAGGAAATAACAAAGCTTTAGTATGGTCATCTAAGGCCGCTGGAGATTTAACAGAGATAGATGTAATACAAGAAAATTATTGTGGTGTAGATGATACTCCACTCAATCCAATTACGGTGACTCCAACGTCTGCTGGTATAACAACAGTTAGTATTGCGACGACAAGTAACGCTTATGGTAGAAAATATGTTCAAGATAGTGATCCAACCACACCAGCTGGAGGTAATTATGTTGCATGTGATGGAGATATATGGTATGATACTGATGGTGATGTACCAGGTGGAAGCATGCCATCTGGATCTATTATCATGTATAATGGAGATGTCGCTCCCTCTGGATGGGTTCTTTGTGATAATTCAGCAGAGGCAGTGGCAGCAGGTGCACCAGATTTAAGAGATAAATTTATTGTTGGTGCTGGCAGTGGCGGACAAGGTTCTTCATACAATCGAGGGGATACTGGTGGTAGTGCAAATGCTACATTAGTAACTCATAGTCATACTATCAACAACCATAAACATTCATTCACCACTAATGGTGGAGGTTCTCATAGTCATAATCTTTTATTTGGAATAGGTGCTTTTGGAGGTAGTTCTGGTGCACAAACTCCTAGAGATTCAGGAACTACAACTAATAGAATATCAACTGCTAATAACCATACACACGGTGGTACAACTAACAATCCAACTGATAGAGGGACAAGCGATGAAGGTTCATCAGCGGCTGGTAAAAATTTACCACCATATTATGCTCTAACTTTCATTATGAAGTTATAAATAAATAATAAAAATTCCCAATCAATATATTGTAAATTATGTCGTTAAAGGTTAGAAAAAATGGTCAGTGGGTAACCATAGGAGTTGGTGAAAAGGGATTTAAAGGTGATAAAGGTATAAGTGGTGATAAGGGAGATAAAGGCATTGATGGTGTAGTTGGATTTAAAGGTGAAAAAGGTGAGAAAGGATTTAAAGGTGATTCGATAAAAGGACAAAAAGGTCAAAGAGGAGCACAAGGTAATGATGGTGATTCTGTTAAAGGTCAAAAAGGAGATAAAGGAGAGATAGGGGAGAAAGGTGAAGTAGGTGATAAAGGACAAAAAGGAGCAGATAATTCCACTAAAGGTCAGAAAGGAGATGACAACTCAACTAAAGGACAAAAAGGAGAAGCAGAAAAAGGTCAAAAAGGTGAGGTAGGATTTAAAGGTGAAAAGGGTGTTGGTGAAAAAGGTATACCAGGTGATGTAGCAGAAAAAGGACAAAAAGGGCAAGAAGGAGAAAAAGGACTTCCTGAAAAGGGACAAAAAGGAGAGGATAATTCTGCTAAAGGTGAAAAAGGTGGTAAAGGTGAGGCTGGTGAGGCTGTAAAAGGTGATAAAGGTGAATTTAAAGGAGAAAAAGGACAACAGGGATTAAAAGGAGAAAAGGGAGATGTTGTACTAAAAGGTGAAAAAGGTAGTGCTGGTAGTATTTTAGCTGCTGGAAGCGATAAACAGGTACAGTTTAATGATAATAATACTCTCGCTGGTGCAGATGGATTAGAATTTACAAAATTAACATCATCTATCGATGCAAATGCTTTACAGCTAAAACCATCTTCAATTGATAGTGATAATTATGGTAAAGGATCTATATCAATTATATCAAAGAATGATGTTAATAATGTCCCTTATAATATAATACAACTATCTACGGATGGTGGAGTAGAAATAATGAGGCGTAGAGATACAAGTCCTATAGGTGGTCCATATATTGATTTTACATCACAATTACGCAGTGATAATACAACAGGGGTTGATCAAGATGCTCGTATCCAAATGGATTATTCTTTTGACAATTCTACTAGTTCTATTGATCCAACTAATGATAATTATTCTGCAATATTATTCTATACAGGTGGAAATGGCATTTATCATGGAGATAATCTAAACGGAAGAGTCACTGAAAAAATACGTATTGGAAAATTCGGAGAGATTGGAATTGCAGCTGGTAGTGATTTATACGATCCTACACAAAATCCACCTATTATTACCAATAATAGAACTGATGTACAAAAATATGGTTCTGCAGGTCAGGTATTAAAGAGTGGTGGAAAGGGTGCAAGTGTTTATTGGGATAATGAATCTGGTGGTTCTGGTGGTGGTGGCAACTCTGAGAGTTATATTTCATCCCTTTCTGGAAAGAATGAGGTAGAATTCACAAATATTCCAAGTTGGGCAACTAAAATTACTTTACTTGGGGAAAATGTTGTTCTTCCTGATACAAATCCAGTAGATCCAAGTGGAAATCCACTACCAATTGGATCTTTGTTAGAATTTGGTGGAAATAATAATTATCTGGGTCAAAACGCATATGCGAATTTAACATCCTTCATTGCTAAAGCAACTGATGGAACAAACAGTTTTGGACTCTCTGAATATGATAATACCCCATATGCACCTTATATTCTTTTATATTCTTCAATAGATGGTATTGAACCTGTATTGAGTCAGATACATTTTACCTTTGAAAAAGTTAAGAATCAAAATAAATGGGTTTAT